TTTAACTAGTATTTAACTAGTATTTAACTAGTATTTAACTAGTATTTAACTAGTATTTAACTGATTAACTGTTTAGCAGAGCCCCCTCCTTTAGGTTCCCCCAAAATATTCATATTTCAAATATTTTGGTGTTTACCATTCGGCTATTAGGGTTTTACACCAGTCGTTATTGTTAGTAATTCTTATTACCATGTCATTTGCTTACATAAATGTCGAGTTCCGCATCTAGTGAGTCTGGTTCTCGCTTTTGCATATTATGTTCGTAGCGTATGAACAATAACCTTCCAACGAAAACGCTTATTCAATACAAGAATAAAACGTCTTTGAGACATAGCTTCGCTAAGGACACCTGTCTCTAGCTGGGTACCTACGGCTGTAACAAGAGTCCATTTGGCTAAGATGGGTGTTACTAGCGATAGGATTAAGCGAAGTTATTAACTAGTTCCCTTCGCCCCTCAATGGACTGACTCCATTCGCACTTTTAACAGTAATTTAAGAATAAAGGATTCTTTGAATTTTGTCAAGCATTTTTTTTAATTATTTTAACTTGACTTTTGTTTAATTTGGTGTTAAGTTTATGATCATAATCATAGGAATTAAATTAATGTTAATAGACTATAATTCAAAAAATAATCAGTTAATTTTAACTGAAGAATCTGGTGAATCCTTTATCACCTTACAGAATTGTTGTGGGTTTAAGTTATGTCCAAAACTTAGAAATGATTCTTATCAAGTTCCATTTATAGCATTACCAATAGTTTTGAAGGCCATTAATAGTTTAAAATATGCAGCATTAATTAGTCAGGAATTGAAAGATTATTATGCTGCTTACAATAATTGGAGAAAGTATTTATCAGATTTAAAAGATAGAAATTACAAAAAAGATGATGAAAAAATATGGAAAATTTTGGCATTTGTAAAAGAGTTAGAATCAGAAATAAATACAAGATTTCAAGCTTTTTATAATAAAAAATTTAATTTTTATAGTAACCAGATAGAAACAATAGTTTACGCAATAATTGGTCAACGGATTGTTATAGGAAATGATATAGGTACTGGTAAAACTTTAACTTCTTTGGTTGTAGCAAAATACCTGATAAAATACGAAAATGTTAAAAAAATATTAATTATGTTACCTGCATCACTTGTTAAAAACTTTTATAACGACTATTTAAAGTTTTTCAAGGATACAGAAATGCTTATGGTTTGTACTGAAACTAAAGCAAAACGATCAAAATTATACGAATTGTTTCGTATAAATGATAATTTTAAGTTTTTAATTACAAATTACGAAAAGTGTAATTTTGATGAGGAAGATTTACGTAAACTTTCATTTGATTGTATTATTGTTGATGAGTTTCATAGAATGAAAAATTTCATATCTGCAAAACGTAGTATAAACTTTTTTGATATGATACAAAACAAATGGAAACCAAAATACAGATACCCAATGTCTGGTACTCCAATTGAAAATAAGCTTTTTGATCTTTATCCAGTATTTAAACTTTTAGATGATGGTAAAGTGCTTGGTGGGCAAAAGTTTTTCGATAATAATTTTGTAGAATATACAGAAAAAACATATCCACTTTACATATATGGTAAAAACAAAGCACCACTAATTAAAACTCAGTTGGTTGCTACTGGCTTTAAAAATTATAAATTTATTCAGAACTTGATTAAACCATATATAATCAAAAAGAAATTAGATTTACCTGTAGATTGTTACAGACAAGATATTGAAATAGAACCAAGTTCTAAATTTTTAGATCATTATCATTGGGTTAAACAACAATTTAGTAATAATTCAGCAAAGTATATAGGTGTTAGACAGTTTTTATGTGATACTACAAGACATAATTGGGAAGATAATCCAAAGTATGAAGAACTTGAAAATATAATTACACAAACTTCATCAAAAGTAATTATATTTAGCTTTTTCAAATGCTCTATAGGCGCCATTGGTAATTATCTTAATAAGTTAGGGTATAAATATGTAACTTGTATGGGTGGTGATGAACAAGATCCGTTTGATGTAGTTAAGAAATTTGAGAATGATCCTAATATAAAGTGTCTTATAACTACAGACAAAATAAATTTTGGTCATAATATCCAATGTGCTAAAATAGTAATAGAATGGGAAAAACCAATAAAACCAACTATTACAATGCAGAGAATTGGTAGAGCTTATAGAACAGGACAAACAGAGGATGTTCATGTTTACAGTTTTGTTGTAAAAAAAACAATTGAGGATATTATCCAACAACAATGGGTTATCAAGAAAGAAGTTATTGATAAGATTATTGAAACTATGGGTACTAATTCAACCAATGAAACCCTGAATGATATGATTGAAAAGTTAGATATTAATATGGAAGAAGAAATAATGAAAGCATTTTTAAAAGAAAAGAATTAATTCTTGACAAATTTAAAATAATATGTTTTAATATTGTTAAAGAAGTTTGTTAAAGGGGTTAAAATAATGGTTGAGTTTATTATAGGTGATTATAAGCCCAAATCAAATGATATAGTTATAGATAACTATCATTCTTGTTGTGTGTTTCAAAATAAATTAGGTGATGATAGTCCTATTGTTGTCTTTGGTGAATTTGTTGGTTTAACATCTGAAGATTGTAAAGCAATAGCTAAAGTTGCAACAAAAGATGTTAAAGTTGTATTACAGTCAAATAAATTAATTAAAGGTATTAGACAAGGAAAAAATGTAAAAATTACATTCGATGATGGAACTGCTGCTATAAGTATTTTTGAAGTAGCTAGTGCTGTTATAAAATTATCTGATCGTGATTATGTTTTTAATTTCCTTAAATTAAATAAACCTCAGATGTATATGCTTGTTAAAGCATTAATAGGTGCTTATGATGTTATATCACAATCAAATAGACAAATAATAGCTTGGTTGGATATGTACCAATGGAAAGTAGTACCAGAAATATTGTATGCTATCATGGCATACAAGATAAAGCCACAGCCTGGTATTAAATGGCTACCTTGGAAATTCCCAAAGAAAAAATCAACAGATTTAGAAGAATAAGTGCTGATTTTACCATACCTTAACTGGAATTATAAATCTTAAAGAAAATAGGAGTAAATGAATGTTATTTGAAACAGAAAGACCACAAACATTAGAACAATTGGTAGGCAGAGATAAAGAAGTTACAAGAATTAAAGAATTTCTTCAGAAACCAGAAGGTATTCCACACTTGCTTTTTAGCGGTAAAAGTGGAACTGGTAAAACTACAATGGCTAGTATTATTGCTAGAGAAGTATTTGGTGATGCACTTAAAGCAAATTATTATGAGTTTAATTCATCTTCTACAAGAGGTATTGATTTTATTCGTGATGAAATTGCTGAAATTGCTAAGAGAAGACCATTAGGTGCAAATTATAAGATCATTCTTCTTGATGAAGCAGATGGCATTACACCAGATGCACAACAATGTTTACGTAGAATTATGGAAATAAATGCAAACTATACTAGATTTATTTTCACTTGTAATTTTCCATATAAAATTATTGAGCCTATTACATCTAGGTGTGTAAATATAACATTTGATCCAATTGATTTACTTACAATAGCAAAACATCTTAAACGAATTGTTGTTAAACATAAACTTAACTATACAGATGAGCAGATTAAACAATTTGCTAAAATATCCAATGGTGATATGCGATTGGCAATTAATAATTTGGAAGGAAATATAGATATATCATCAAGCGAAATTCTTGATACACTTACACTTAGCAAAATAAAAACAATGAATCTCGATGAAAAAATGTCATTAGCGTTTTCTGTTGATCCTGAGTTGCTTTTTTCCAAACTGTTTGATCTTGTTCAAAAAGAAAAGTCATGGGATAAACTTTTTCCTATGGCAGAATGTAATTATAAAATGAATATGAGTATACATAAAACATTATTTATAGCTAATCTATTAGAGAAAAATTTTTGAAATGTCAAAGAAAAGAACACCATTAGAAGCTATACGAGCAAAATGTAAAGAATGTTCATCAGGGCAAAAAAACGAAATTATAAATTGTCCTGTTAAGACTTGTCCTTTGTGGTCATATAGGATAGAATTGGAGCTAATGGAAAACATTGATATTGAAATTGAGCAAATAGAAGAACATAATCAGAAAAAAGAAAAAGTTAAATTAGGTAAAAGTTTATTGGATATAGATATACCATTTGAATCGGAGTAAATTATGTTATTTTATCGCGGTAAAGCTTTTTGTAATAAAGATGATTGTTGTAAACGTAATTCATGTAGTAAATATTTCACAAAATATCATAAGAAAAACGCTGAAAAACTTGGACTTCCGGTACAATTTATAAAAGAACCGGAATGTTATAAAGTGGAGAAGTAAAATGACATTACAATATGGAAAAGAATACTATGATTATTGTAAAAATGAAAATAAATTTGACATGAATGAACTTGGTGATTGGCATGAAGAATACTTTAAGTTTCTTCTTAATGTATTTAAAGAACACATGGAACCTCACTATATTTCACTAGATATTGGTTGTGCTACTGGTAACTATTTGGAATTGTTTAGACGACATTCAAGATTAATGTATGGTTGTGATGTATCTCAATGGTATATTGATAATACAAAGTTTAATGAAATTAAACATTTGATGAAAGTTATTGAAAATAACAAAGTGCCATTTATAAACAATATGTTTGATTTTATACATATGTCACAAGTCATTGAACATATTCCAGAAAAGGATATTCGTGAAGAATTATTGGAAATTAAACGTGTTTTAAAATCTGGTGGTATTTTTTATATATCTACTGTAGGTGAAGGGCCACAAATACCAAGACCAGATCAAGACCCTACACATATTTCTTGTTTTAGTAAAGAAAAATGGGAATCAATTTTTCAGGATTGTGGTTTTTGGAATATAACAATAAATTATGAAAAGAAAATAAAGGATGATAAATTTGCTGGTCAGTATGATTGGGTAAACTTTGTTCTTTCAAAATAATACTATTGGGTAGGTATTTAATGTATAAAATAATGCGTGCATGGGATAAAAGCAACAGCAAAATTGCCTTTGTTTATCGTGATAAAGATAGTGGTAGAAAAAAAATAGGAGAAGTTAAATTTGATTGGTGGTTTTATGTAAAAACATCTGATTATGAACATTATAAGAATCAGTTTAATTCTTTTATAGAACAGAATCTTATAATTAAATGTGAACCAGATGGATTATACACAAAGATTTATGTCGAAAGATCACATAAATCTGAGTTATTAAATACAGAAATGGAATTTGTATGGGAACATAAAAATTTTCAGTTTAATCAATTGTCTGAAAAATTGGCTTTAATTGGGATTCAAACTTATGAGGCCGATGTGTTGCCTTACAAAAGATTTTGTTTACAAGATGATGTAGAATTTGAAAAAGATTATAAATTATTGTTTTTAGATATAGAAACAGATGATCGTATAAGAAATGGTCAACCAATACCGGGTGAGTATAGAATATTATCAGTCGCACTTGGTGAATATTCTGGTAAAATAGCATGGCTTTGTATAGAAGAAGATACAGATGAAGCAGAAAAAGCAATGCTTATAAAAATGGCAAAAGTTCTTAATGCCTACGATGTTATAATTGGTTGGAACAGTAGTTTATTTGACTTACCATATATTAAAAGTCGTTTTATGAGATATGGTATATCAATAGATTGGCGTAAATTATTTCATCAAGATTTCATGAAGATTTTTCAAAAATCTGTATCACTTCGTTCTTATTCTCTGGATGCCGTTGCAAAAGAAATGGAAATAGAAGGAAAAATTGAACACGATGAATATTCTATTTACAGAATGTGGAAAGAAAATAGAGAACTATTAAAGAAGTATAATATCCAAGATGTTAATATAATGATTGAACTGGAAAAGAAAAAGAGCTACCTTTCCACGGCTAGAAATGTTAATGCCATTGGTATGTGTCCTTGTGATGATCCTTTTATCACTAGAAAAATAGATAATCTTATGCTTAAACAGGCTCAAGAAGATAAGCATTTTCATTTCAAAACAATGATTAAGAATTATGGTGAAGAAGAAATAGAAGAAGAAAATAGTTACGAAGGTGCTTATGTATTCCCAACAAAACCCGGAATTTATGACAATATCAAAGTATTGGACTTTGCATCATTATACCCAAATACTATAAAAACATTTAACATATCCCCAGATACATTGATTGCTCCTAGTGATAAGATAGATGATAGTTTTGTAATTACAACACCAACAACAAGTAAACATAAATTCAGAAAAGACTTTATAGGTATATTGCCTAAAGTTATTATGAAGATGAAAGAAAATCGTGATTATTACAAAAGACTTATGAGCAAAGAAATACCTGGTAGTCTTATGCACAAAACATACAATGAACTTCAGTATGTTTATAAGTCTTTTGGTTTGTCTTTTTATGGAGCACTTGGTGAAAAACATACTAGATTTTATGATGTCAGAATAGCAGAAAGTGTAACACTGGCTGGTCAATATTTTATAAAAACTTGTGCAGCTTGGTTAGAAAAACAAGGAAAAGTAATAATATATGGCGATACAGATTCCACATTCGTGCAACATGTTAAAGATACAGAAGTTAATAAAATAATTACATGTCTTGCAAAATTATGTGATTTACATGCAAAACAAAAGTTTAATTGTGACGAATGTACATTAGAAATGGATTATGACAAGGGATTCCATAAATTCATTATCTGTAATGCAAAGAAAAAGTATGCAGGTTACTTAGATTTTATTGATGGTCATATTGTAAATCCTTATAAGTTAAAGATAGCTGGATTTGAGTATATACGAAACGATGTTTGTCAGTTTGTTAAAAAGTATCAGAAAGAGTTTCTTACATGGATATTAGAAGATAATAAACCTGATTTAATGACTGTTAGAGAATGGATATTAGATAAACAGCGTCAGGTCATGTCTGGTAATCTATTACTAGAAGATTTAGTATTCTCAAAGAAAATAACAAAACCACTTTCAGAATATGCAACAGACTTACCACAAATAAAAGTAGCAAAAGATATGATATTAGATGGTAAAGATTTTTGGGTTGGTGATAAAGTGCAATATTTTTTCTTAACATTTGACTCTAAGAAAAAACCAGTACCATTACCAATATATAAATTCAATAATAAATATAATGAAAGTTACTACTGGAATAATTGTATATATCCAGCATTTGAAAGAATTTTGGTAGTTGCATATCCAACTATAAAATGGGATGAGTATTACATTTCAGATAAAAATAAAACAGGTTCGTTAAAAGTAGGTCGTAGTCTATGGAGTTAAACATGAATTTGTTAGGAAAAGATTCAGCAATTAGAAAAGAAACTAGATGATAAACAATTAAATGAAAATAATTTTAATGAAAATGAAATAATTTTGCTTGACTAATCGTTTATCTTAT